AATACTATGCCCGCCTCGTGACGTGTTATTTATATCAGAAAGACCTCAATAATTGCAAAGCAAGGACCTAAGGACCTCAATATTGACACTTTTAGTCCCTCATTTAATTTGACCAGTCAACAATTGCAAAACGGCGTCGTTTTAATAAAGCCTTTTAATTTATATTTTCCTTTTTCTTTTTATTTCTTTTTTATCAAATTAACAAACAATGCCCCTGCGGGGCCTACTTTCTTCAAGTTATTGATATTATGCAGACATATTTGTATTTTTTTCATTTCATTCCTTCTTTTTTTAAAGAAGCAAAATATACGTATATTTATACTCGTATTTAGTCCAAATACTCGTCGCATTTTATTTCACTAATATGATGCTTAAGACAAGCACCACAAGGGATACAAGGAATTACATGGACCCTATCACTGCTAATCTTCTCAAAATCAGGAAGAAAATTAGACATAACTACAACATGAATACAATTAATTAATGGGGCCATAAGAGGCTCATATTTATTACTAACTATTAACCTATCCTTAAACATCTCAATTAAACTATACTGTAGATAATCCTTCTTATCACGAGGGATATCAAATACAATATTATTTCCTAATTGCCCTATGTACTGATAGCTGACGTTATCTGCAGAGCCACCACGTGTATAGAACCAGGACCCACTTCTATACAGGTCCCTGGCAAAGGTGGATTTTCCTTCCCCACCAATGGGTCCATAGACCCAGAAGATAGTGCGGTCATCTGGGGCCCTGTCGAGGAGCGTCCTCAGGCGCAGTTGCCAAGATTTCAAATTTGAAATTTGAATTTCAGCTACAGTAGCCTGGAATTCTTCCTCAGCAAGTTTGGCCTTAACACGTCGAAACACGGACGGATTTTCTTCCGACATTCTCACCGGAGATCGAATTACGAGTTCCCTTTGCCGGCGTCTGTGAGAACCAGCAGGACAGTATTCCCCAAATTCAAAGGGACCGGAAACCCTAGTATCCTCTTTCATACAATAGTCGCAAGCTTCGTCTGTCTTACGAGCTCGCTGTTTCTCCAAATGGGGCTTCAGGTCACCGAAAAGGGACTTCACCTGGTTCAAGGTCCTTTGTCCCTTCAACTGGAGATAACCCTGCAGGTGGCGTCGTCGAGTCGTGGGAGACTCTTCCTCTTGCCAGCAGGCGTAACTAACGTGTGTGTTCTCGAACAAAGGCACAAGTTCGGGGACAGTAGCCGAAAGGAAGAAGACCGTGAAACACCACCATTGCGATTTGAGGGCAGGCATACTTAAAGAAATGAAGAAATAAGAGAGAAAAACGCAGACTGTACGGAGGGTCTCTAGCTCGGGGTCTCGAGGCGGGGT